GAACCGCGCACGCGATCAAACTGTCGAGTGACGATTCCTGCGAAGTCCTCATGATGCTCGAAGGCCCGCAATACGAGAGGGGATTCGAGGTAGTGGAAGACGTGGCCCTGCTAAAACCCGGAGAGGCTTTTGTGGCGATCATTCTTCCGACCTCCGAAACTGCTCGGGAATCCGTGCGTGTAACCCTGGAATATCTAGAGGAACCCACCCGTTTGGAGAAGTCCCACGTATCCAGACGCATCCTCCTGCCATATCGATTGCCAGCACGGCGTCTTCTGGACATCCGGGAAAAACGCGCTGTCTGGGAATATATGAGGAAGTGGAGCGACGACCTCGGATACGGTTCCACAGACGTTGAAGTGCATTATTTCGTGGACGAGGTTCTCCTGGAACACTCGGAGTTGGCAGATCCAACACTCGACGAAAATCCTCAACAGGACTGACAACCATGCACCTGTTGGCTCGGTAGAACAGAATTGTCACCACAATCACCTCTGGTTCGCGGCGATGATGCCGGTTTCGTCCGTGAGGAGTTCTAGCGGTTCGGAGACGTGAGAGTCGGCTCCGACCGGGGACCGGTCGGAGGGTTCCCTGCCGATGGTGTCGAGGATGAGGTCCGCGAGGTCGTAGAGGTCGATGATGATTTCACCGGTGATGACGGGACAGTGCGGCTCGTATTCATCTATGGTGATGTCGTCCCATCGTTCGCAGTTGAGTGGTCGGATGGCGTCGCCGTGGTCTTTTGTTTCGTTGATGATGGCGTTGACGATGGCTCGTCGCGTCTTGTAATTGATGCGGTTTGTCATTGTGGTTCCTTTTTGGTGTCAGACGTGGAATTTGGTGATGCCGTCTATCGGCTGCAGGAGCAGCATCATCAGCTGGTAGAGGCTCATGCCGAGCATCGTCGCCGTCTTTTCGAGTTGCTCGGTATCGAATGCTCCCTTGCCTCGCAGTCGTTCGCTGACGGTTTTCTCGCTCATGCCGAGTTCCTTGGCGAGCGCGGCTTGTGTCTTGCGGTGCCGTGCGAGCTCGCCGCTGAGATTCCTTGCGATGGTTTCCGTCTCACTCATCTGTCTTGCCGCCCCTTTCTTTGTTCATTGCCTTGCGGTAATTCTTACCGTACTTAATTGAGTAAGTTTATTGTTACTCAATTAAGTATTCTTTACAAATCCTTCTCAATTGGGTACCATGTTGGGCATGGGAAGCATTGCCAGAAATGAAGTCACCGAAGACAGCAAGAGAATCATCGACATATGTCGAGATCTCGTTAAACGAAGCGGAATAACAAATGCCGAGTTCTACAAAAAGAGCGGTATGAGAAACAACTACTGGCACGTAAGGCTCCGATATGAAGCGCCGCTCACGACGTCCGACGTGGAGCACATCGCCTCCACATTCGGGCTCACCAGCCTCGACATCTACACCCGCGCCCTGGGCAGCGAGGCCGCCCGCGCCTATGAGGCCCGCGAGCGCGAGTTCCAGATTACCGATGATCTCATCGACCGTATCGCCGCGCATCCGGAGGACTATGACGTGGCCGCCAACAGGGATCCGAACGCACGCCTCGAAGCCGAGACGCCTGACGATTGATGGATTGAAAGGAACACGAATGACCGAATACAACCTGTATTGCGATGAGACATGTCACCTTGAGCATGATGATTCGAACAGCATGGCTCTGGGAGCCGTCATTGTGCCAAAAGGAAAACGCAAAGAGATATGCGTCAGAATCAAAGAAATCAAGCAGAAACATGGCATATGCGCCACGAATGAGGTGAAATGGGCAAAGGCACGAGACCGTATGCTGCCGCTCTATCTGGATCTCGTGGACTACTTCTTCGATGACGATGACATATCGTTCCGAGCGCTCCTCATCCCGGACAAGAATCTACTTGACCACGAGAAATACAATCAGGACCACAACACCTGGTATTACAAAATGTACTTCGAGATGCTCAAGGTCGTCTTCGATCCAAGGCAAAGCTATAACGTGTTCGTCGACATCAAAGACACACACTCGAGTTTTCGAGTCAGCCAATTATGGGATGTCTGTTCGAACAACATGTACGATTACGATCACAGAATCATCCAGAAAATCCAGCCGATACGTTCCGACGAAGTACAGATCATGCAGCTCACCGACATACTCATCGGAGCAGTATGCCGTTCGCAGCGAAAACTGCCGGAACAGCATCAGAGCATGGCGAAGCGCAGAATCATCGAACGAATCATTCAACGGTCGGGATACAAACTAGACCGGAGCACATTGCTGAAGGAGACCAAGTTCAACTATTTCGTATGGAGGGCGAGATGAATCCGCATTGGCTGCCCGGATTGATTCCTTGGAATCAAGAGCACGGAGAGACATGGGAGCAGTATGAGCAACGACTGTTCCATGTATTCCAGAACGAGTTCAGAGAGTCCTTCCAATACGACGGGAAACCCGTACACTACAAAAGAATGCCCTACGACGGAATCTATCCGGAAGCCTTCATGCATCTGACCACATGCAATCAGGACAACTCCGGCTCACGGCTTCCGGATGCCGAACGCAGCGAACGCATCAGCTGGCCCAGACCGGTAGTGGAGCATCATCCGTTCTGCGAAATATGCGAATACGCCCAATGCACGCGGCCTTGGGTATGGAGAAAAAACGACAAGAACAAGGATCGAGTGAAGATATATCTTCCAAACCAACAATATCTCGTTGTTCTAGGAGAACGAAGGGATTACTGGGTACTCATAACCGCGTACTACGTAAACCGCCAATGGAGCATAGACAAGCTGGAAAAGGAATATAACTCCAGATTCAGCACAAAAATCCAATAAAAAACTAGAGCCGCCCGTTAAGGACGACTCCGAAGACTCCTTCTACAACATGTAGATGAGCTGATTCAAATATCACATACGACACTCCAACTGTCAAGCGGAACTTGACAAACAGCAAAAAAGTACTTCTCGAAAAACAATACTTTCGGAAGAGGGGAATGTGGATAACAAGACCGTTGCGGACCTTCATCGGAGCGCGGAATCCATGGGACTGACGATAGCGTCGTACCGCCTCCCACGCGACATATGCGGCCTGTACGACGACCGGCACGGGCTCATCCTATTGGCCGACTGGCCCAACCAGCGCCAGCGCCGCTGCACATTGTGCCACGAGCTCATACACGCCAGACACCACGACCCCGGCTGCGGCAGCCAATACGGAATCAAATGCGAACGCCGTTGCCGCAGGGAGACCGCGCTGGCGTTGATATCGCCGGTGGATTACGGCATGGCCGAGGAGATCTACGACGGTGATGCGTGGATGATGGCAGTGGAATTGGGAGTCACCATCCAGGTGTTGGAGGACTACCGGCAGTTATTGTACGATTCCGGCGTGTGCGTGCAGTAGAGAAAGGCCCGGCGTCCGCATGGCCGCGAGCGCCGGTGGCTAGATTCTAAATGTCTAGCAAGTCTGCTTGCATTAAGCTTTATCCCTATAGTTTCAACGTCTTTTCGTTATTGTTTTCAGATTCTAAACGTTTTTATAGTTTAGATTCTAAACAATGTGTTATAGTCATAAGTATGAATGATTCCGACTTTAATCCTCGTAAACGGCACGTGGTCTTCCAGAAGCTGAACATCACCCCATCCTCAATGCCGATCATCTCGCTCATCGCGTCCATCAAGAACGTCAGGGCAAACGGTCTCGACCTGTCACCCGACTACCAGCGAGGATACATCTGGTCGAACGAATACAAGGATCAGCTCATCCTCAGCATCATACTGAACTACCCAATCGGCAACATCGTCATCAACAACCTCGACCAGCCGAACCAACGCAACGCCAGACAGGAATTAGTTGACGGCAAGCAGCGCCTCACCACCATCTTCCGCTTCATGGAGGTAGGCAACGTCGGGCAATGGCTCGACAGCTACGATGACTGGTTCCAGCTCAGCAAAAAGACCTCGGACCAGGCCAAGGAAATCATCAACCGCATCGTCGGAGACTCCGACCCCGACGGGCTCGCCCGCATGCACAGGGCGAAGCGTCTGGCGTTCTCCGACCTGCCGAGCAGCATCCAGATGAACTTCAACACGTACAACATCCCCGTGTACACGATGCAGGCCGCGGACCCTGCGCAGATCCGCAACTATTTCAAGGTTCTGCAGAACCAGGAGAAGCTACGGGCCGGGGAGATCATCAACGCGCTTCCCGACAACCCGATGAGCATGTACTTCGACCGGATACCGGCAGAGGCTTTTCTCACAAGGACGGGATGCTCGAACTTCAAACGCGCGGAACTGGAGAAAGTCTACTATTCCGTTCTCGGAACATGGTTCGATAAAATCCAGATCAACGCCAGCGACAAAACCGTAATTTCCTTCGTGGAGAACATGCCGGACCTCACCGAAACGCAGATTAAACATATCAACAATCTGAACTCCGGCATCATCGCCATCTCCCGGTTGCCAGGCGCGGTACAGAAGATTCGGTCGTCCAAGCGTATGCTCAAACTCGTATTCGGATTGGCACTGCACGCACCTGGCTATTTCTCTACAACGGACGCGTTCTCCAGACTGCAGGCCGTCTGCGAATTGTCGTCGAAGCTTGCCGCGTTCAACACCAGCGACTCCGACCAAGTGGCATTCTCTAAATATTTCGGAGACGAATACACCCTGGATAAAGAGAACTTCGAGAAACGGAAGGCATGCGTGTATCGAGCGCTATTCTGGAGCACGTCGCGCGTCTCCTCACGCACCGCATACGTAGACGCGATGGAAATCCTACGACGCATGTTCACCGAATCATTCGACTCCGCATTCGAATATTACACGGCGCACAACATAGCCAAATGAACCCAAGACCCCGGCGCCCGCATACCGCGAGCGCCGGGGTCTTCTGTCTCATTCATGAAGTGAACGTCGCGCGTTTTGTCGGTCTTCTTTCCCCGGTTCGCGTTCGGTGCTTTTTTCCTTGTCTCGGCTGCTTCTTGACGCGATCGGCTCGAACAGGTTGGCGATTATGGTCGCCACTGGAACCGCCAGGAAACCAAACGACCATGGACTCGACGTGGCCAAGAACGATATGAAGCTCATCAGCAATGCGACCGCGAACAAACCTGCGCTGACCCACATGCCTTTGCGGCTCTGATCTATCTCCGCCTTGACGAGCTGGTTCTGCCGGTTTGATTCGTCGACCGTGAAGGCGTCGTTCCATCTGCACATACGTTCCTGGACGTCAGCCGGATACTTGTTGAAATCGCTGGGCCGCGGGAGCATGCCTGAGTAGGATTCCGAGATTCCGGATTGCACCAGCATGGATATGGCGCGGACCAGCTCCTCGTCGTTCGGCTGCGTTATCTCGCCTTGTCTTTCTCCATTCTCATCCGGCTGATCGCCGACGTCACGAGACGGCTTCTCGTCTGCCGGGACAGGTTCGCCTGCGCGTTCCTCATCGACTCCATGCGACGGTTCTCCAGCTGATGCGTCCCGCTCAGTCCTGGAATCGTCATCATTCTCATCATCGTCTTCATGCTCATCGTCCACGGCACCTCCTCGCTTCAGTCTTCAATCTACCGGCGAGCGCGGGGTGTGTCAATACTCTTTCGTGTTGCGGAAAAGCCGTCGCCGTCCGTCACTGGCCGTCGCGGAGGTCTGGCAGGGCGGCCTCGCGCGTTTCGGC